GGTCTGCACTCGATACATACAGAACGCCATTCTTAGGCTTTGCTGCATTGACCATAACTCCGACTGAAAGACCAGTGCGAAGTTCTTCCGAGGCTTCGATGAGTGCATCGGTGCCACGGGATGATTTTGAGATCTTGAACGATGCGTAAATACCATCTTCTGTCTCATTAAAGAATTGAGCGCGGCCGATTGGCTGCTTTGGATCGTGCTCTAATAGGAGCTTCACTTTGCTTGAATCAGCTATGTTAATCGCTCCGCGCTCAAAGACAACTGCACCGGCGGAGGTGTTTCCAACCTCGCCGTTGAATGGGACGATCTTGCCAGAAATAGTGCGCTCTGACGCGTCTGCTGTGAGTTCTGCCGAGAATGTAAGCATCTCGCTCATATCATGCCTTCGCTTCCGTTAGGTGTTAGGTCTGTCATCTCCATGGCTTGTTCTTGAGTGATCAACTGGAGATCAAGTAGTTCACGGATCACTGCTAATTCTTGCAATGGATCAGTGCGGAGATAATTCTTGTCGATATCGAACTTCACGATGTTGCCACGAGCTGTAATGTCATCCATTGATAGACGATCCTCGATGGCTGAGATAAATGGCTGCAAAGATAGTGTGAGGAATTGACGACGCTCATCTGTAACGTTGGCGTAGGTCATTGTGGTGTTCTGGTCTGCTGAGACGTAATAAGGTGGGACGTTGCAAAGTCGAGCAATCTCGGTTGCAAGATTTTGGATCGCCTCGTTGTACATCATGTCTTTAGGGCTGAATCCAACTGTCTCGTATTGCAAAGTAGAAGTTAAATAAGCCGTAGAACGATTGAGCCGTGCATTCTTAAAGGCTGCAAGTAACCCTTGCACTTCTGCTGGAGGTAGGTCTGCGCCTGTGTTCTTAAGGTATCCCGTAGGCATTGGGGTCGCTGCTGCAACTACTGAAGCCTTCTGAATATCTAGAGCTGCGCGAATTGTAGAAACGCCAGTATTTAGAATGCCATCGCTAAGTGATTGGAATGTAATCAGTGAGCCAAGCCCGTCCATTGGAACTGTCTCGCCGTCGATGGCGTAAGACTTAACGTAGACATTGTCACGATCAAGTGTTGCGGTGACGCGACTGTTAGCAATCCACTCAAAACGTGAAGGGCGACCATCTTCTTGATAAGTCTCGACTACTTGCCAAAATGCCTGACCATAAAATAGAAGCGAATCAACTGTGTATGCAATCGTCACTGATCGTGGCTGATGATACGAAGGTTGTTCGAGCCAGAGAGGCTTGCCTAATTCTTCGCCTGTTGATTTCTTATAAAGCTCGAGAGGGATTGTTCCGATTGTGCCAGCCAGTAGGTTACGGCATCGAGCTAGTGCCGGGACTCCCATGGCCTCGGTGCGGCCGACATAAGCAAATTGAAACGGCATCGCATAAGGTGAATACTCACCTAAGACTTGAGGGGCGTACTGAGCCTCAATATTAGACTTTGGTGCTGCACCTGTAAGGCGCGAAAGGATACCCATAGGGTGCAATTATACACTACTCGGTGTAGATTGCTGCGATCTGTTGAGGTTTCATCAACATACTTACAACCATGGCAAGTGAAATCGGTGCAGATACATCGCCTGCACTCTTACGTTTAACGATGCGCCAACTTGAGTCATTGGTCTTAGCTGCACAGTTATTCATCTGTTTAATCAACTCTTCTTGGCCATTGTGAACTACTCGACTATTGACCAAACCATCGAGCAAGTCTGAACAAGCCTGATAGAACTGCTGTCCTGACACGTCCTGAATTATCTGGCCAGCATTGGCAAGGCGTTCTGCGATCGTCTGTGTCGTGTATTTGTCATAACAGATCATCTTAGGTCGGTATTGATCCGCCCACGCTTTGATGTCGGCTGCGATCCTAAGATCATCTACTGAGACCTGACTTTCCCACGTCTGGAGAATCCCGACGCCGATTCTTCCGTCACCCATAATCTGACCAGCAACGAGGCTTGCATTGCGGCGAGATGGAGAAACATCGAAACCAAAGACTGTATAACCGCCGACTGGAATCTGGAGCGTGGCATCGGATGTCGCCTCAAGTACGCCATGAGGCCACGGACTCTGGAGAGAATCAATCCATTGGCATAGAAGCTCTGTTCTAGTGTCTTCAATTTTATTAGTTGCCACAGCTTCTTCAAGTGAGTCCTCCGTTATTGTGTAGCCGAGCGCAGGGTTAGCCATTGCCCATGCATTGCGGTCTGTGATCTTGCAATATTGCGGTGCACTGTATTCATAGAACCCGAAAGACTTAGGCGGAGCCGAAAGGGCTCGCTCTCTTAGATTGTTAAGGGTTTCTGAAAAGGCGTCCCCGGCATTCGACGTTAGCAAAGTCTGAGAATTGGGACGTGCACGAGTGGTTGGAATAGCCGCGGTGTAGCCGTCTTTACTGATCTCTCGAACTTCATCGATCCAAAGAAAGTCGCAAGTGCGGCCACGAGATGAGTCTCGGGTATCTGATACGAGGTCAAGTGTTGCCCCGTTAAGTAGCTCGATGCGCTCGCCTCCATTGGCGTAGCGAATAGCCTTAGTGCCAGCCTTGAGGTGTGGTGCATTCTCAATGATCCATGCGATCTCACGAAAGGTCATCAAAGCCGTGGCGCGGTTAGAGCTCATGATGAGGTGTTTCGTTTCACCTCCATAGAACAAGCCCCATATGACTCTCATGCGCCCTAGATGGCTCTTACCATTCTGGCGTGCTACTAATAGCAGGGTTGTCTTGCGAATATAGTTTCCCTTGGCGTCAATTTTCATCATGTCATCGAGGAGCCACTTCTGCCATGGTAATAATGGCGTGCCGAGATCATCTGCCATCTTGGCGATCTCATCTGCTCGGGTTTTTCCCTTGAGAAGTGGACTGTGAAGCCTTGCCTTGGTTGCCCCTCGTAGGGCTTGCTTACGAGCTGCCACTAGTCGGGACTGTCTGTGACTGGTCGGGCGGTAAAGGGTGAGTCCGGCATCGTTCTGGACTGCATCGGGTACATATTGCCAGAAAAGACAGGGGGGGTGAACGTGTGTGCTAAAAAAGAGCCTTGTGAGCGTGACCCCTTGCGTGAGTTACAGGTACTGCAACATGAAACAAGGTTATCGTAAGCAAGTGGATCGCCCCCGTCTTTGATCGGGATGACGTGATCGACTGTGGTTGCTGGTTGCATACAGTAGAAGCAAGTCCACTGATCGCGAGCCAAGACTTCTAAGCGTCTGGCTCTGTAAGCTCTACTATCTCTAGGATCTTTTGGCAATGGTGTCTCTAAACTCTGGACATGTGTAGCACAGTGTGCTCTTAACATGGTTACATGTAGCACATGCTAGCACTAGGTTAGATGGTGCATCTGTCCCACCTCTAGCCTTGGCTACGATGTGGTCTATCTGTGCATCTTTATAGGTCATGATGACCTCACAGTAATGGCATCTAAGGCCATCACGTTCTACTAATAGCTTCTTGTAGTGACGATAATTCTTAGGCCAAGGTCTGCACTTCTTGGCCATCTTTCTTATATCACTGTCTTTAGGGTGTCCTACTCCACCCTTCTTTACGCTTATCTTAATATCTGTTGCATATTGGTAGATCGCTGCTCGATCAACGTTTAACTGTTCTGCGAGCCAGTTACCGCCTTCCGTTGCATTCTCACGAATAAAGGCTCTTTGCTCTTCTGTTAGATTGTTTCTAGGCATTACTGCCATCCTTTAGTCTTTAAGTGGTGAAGTGCCTTACAGTAGTTAGGCTCATCGTACTCTGTTACTCCATAACGATGCATCACATAATGCCAATACATCCAGAACTGTTTAACTGTAGAACTATTCTTAAGACTCTCTGTCTTCATCTGGTAGAGCCCATATACACGCTTAGTACCATTGAGGTTACCTACAGCTCTATGATCCCATCTACTCTCTCGATAGATGATCTCATGATGGCATTGTTCTTGCTTATCAGTTAATTGATACCTGGCTAATTCTTTAACGTATCGAATTGCTTGGTTACTCGCCTGTGCATCTAGGGGCAAGGCCATAGATAGAGATATCCCAATAGCGATGGCTACCCCGCAGGCTTGCCGTGAACGGCCTGCGCTGAG